AAAATACTATTGTATATAAACTCTTGAAGTTGATTGATTTCTTTTAGTTCATCCTGAATAATATCAGAATCAAAAAAACTACTCATTTATAATGTCCCGTAAAAGTTTTTTGTACTGGAATATATCAATATGTATAAAAGGTTTATATTTCCGAATTTTCAAACTTACGGTTTCCCAAACAGGGTCCAGAAGTTTCTTGTCAAACTCACTAATATACGAAAATATTTTATCATAAATTACCATTATTTCGGGTGCCAATTCACTTTTTAGAAATGTTTTGAGAAGAATTGGATGACCTTTCGAGCAGTCGAATACATTCTCTAATTTTGCCTGAGAGAACAATTCTGTCGATTGCTCCTTGAATAAGTAAGTCAGACTCTGCTGCCTTTTCATCCATTCTTGGTAGGTTCTTTCGCCAGAATTTATAATTTCTCCAATCCATAAGTTACTTGTATTGTCTGCTGCTACAAAGTTTGATACTAGAAAATCTACTATTTCTTTGTCGTTATATTTTCTTGAAGACTTCTCAAAGAAGTATTTGTCTTTTCGCTTATTGAAGGAAGTTAGCGTTGCTCTTGTCTTTTTATATTTAAAGTAATCATATTTGGGATTAGAAAAGTGATTCTTAATACCCAAATATGCTTGATAAGTTTCAAATGGTGACATAATTAAAAAATAAATTTACTTTCCTCCAAACGCTTTATATCTTGATCCTTCTGGATTACTCCACTTTCTAGTAACAAAATCTTTACCAACTCCAGTTCCTTCTACACCTTTTAATTTGGAAAGAACTCGTGCTTTTGGTACTATTGGAGTTGGAGTTGAAGATGCTGAACCAGATTTACCAGAACCTCCCTGCTCCCTAGCAATACGAGTGAGTGTTGATACATAATTTGGATCAGTAGCATAAACACCGTGACTTTTTTGATTTGTTCCAGGAATTCTAGCTCCTGGTGGCAATTGTAAATTTCTTGCCGCACTTTCTAAATCTTTGGCATCACCATACTTATATGACCATTTTTTAACTCTATTTTTTGTAGAATCTTCTTCACTATCAAAATCTCTAAATGCTGCATTAACATAGACATCTTTACCATTAACAACTTCTCTTGTTCTTTTAGTGGTTCCAGTTCCCTTTTCACCGAATACATTATTTTTTCCACTTTTAGCTGTCCCATATCCACTTTCTATTGCTGCTTGAGCAGCAGTTAATTCTGGGAATTTATCCCCAGCCGCAGCTGCTTGCCTTTTAATTCTATCAAAAAATGCCTTATCACTCTCCGCAGTTCTTGCTTCATTAATGAATTGACTAAAAGTTTTCATCTGCAATATTTTTTAAGTATTTATATTAAAGAGGCAACTTTGCTTTCGAAATTCGCTTCATAAAGTTTAGATTGATAGCATCATACTTTAATCTTTCTTTGAGTGGCTTTGAAACTAGTTTCGTCACGGATTCGATTTCAAGTCCATTAACTTCACAATAATGACAAATCGCATCAATATAATTGCAGTTTTCTTCGGCAACTATTTTTTCAATTTCTATGGCAAACTTAGAAGGTGTAAGAAACTTATCTTCAATTGCTTTTTCTAATTCTTTATTTGATTCGGGTGATTCCATATCTTCTATATTAATCTCTAGAAATGTTGCTAGTATGTTTGTCATAGTTTAGCAGTAATAATATGTATTATAAGATATAATAATCAATTAGTCAAGTAGACATCAGTTCGAGTTTATCATTCACAAACTTTTTGATGTATTCAACCACGAGTTTCATATACTTTTTAAGGTCTCTTTCTTCGTAAACTACACATTCACCATCTTCACACGCCATAATGATTACTAGTTTCTTAATCGGAATACCAGTCATCTCATAATATGCCATACCGTAAAACATTGCCTGAACGAAATAATTCTCAATCCAATTTCTGGGTTTTGGTTTTTTAGAAGTCTTAAAGTCAATTACGGCAAGTTCCTCATCAAACTCCCCAATACAGTCCGTTGTTCCTGCCACACCAAGTTGCCTACTATACATAGCACCTTCCAGACAGTGAATATTATTAATCTTATTCAGTTCTGTTTTAGCAATCTTAAAAAGAAAATCTGATAGAGGTTGAACTGTTGGAAGGTCTCTATTATAAAGATAATTTTCAACCAAGGTATGCATATCAGTTCCACGACTTGTTGATGCCTTGGTTATTCGATCTGCTTCCTCATTACCAACTCTTTTACGCCATTTGACAAAGATTTCCTTATTAAAATGACTGGTTACGGAAGTAATAGAGACCAACTTCAGCAATTGGTCTCCATCTGGGATGCTATAATACCTCACCCCGTCTACTGTTTCTCTTTCAAGTTTTGGAAGTACATTATCAAGATGATTAAACATTATATCTCCACTTTTAAGTATTATAGCACATTATCACAAACCTAAAGATTTTTTAGCAATTACAAATTCACGAACTAAGTTTGAGCGGACAATATCATCAACACCAAACTCAATCTTCTCAAAAGAAGGCATAGCATCAATTACTCTTATAAAATCAATAATACCAGTCTTTTCACTCATTTTAACTAAATCACTCTGTTCGATGTCTCCAGCAAACATAATTTTCGTATCTTCACCACATCTTGAGATTACAGAGAAACTTTCGTGTGCCGAACAATTTTGTGCCTCATCTACAATAATAATACAATTATCTAATGTAATACCACGAATGAAAGAAGTACACCAAAAAGAAATAGTATTCTGTGCCTTTAAATTCCCATAAAGCATATCAAAATCTACATCACTAGGCATCTGAAACATATATTTTACCATATTCTTATAAGGAATCTCAAAGAGAGATTTTTTATCATCTTCCCCACCTGGCATAAAACCAATTTCTCTAGTTTGCACCAAACTTCTCACAATATAAATTTTATCATAAGGAGTTCTTTCGTCTAAAACTTCTTTGAGTGCTTTATAGAGAAGACAAAAAGTTTTTCCACTACCAGGAACACCGTGAGCGAAAATGTTTTTCCCCTCATCATAATACTTAAATAAAAGTTTCTGATTCTCGGTAAGTGGGTCAATATCTACTAGATATTCACTACTTAAAGGTTTTTTACGCTTTGCCTGACGAGTGGTAAGACCAACACCGATTGGTTGCTCTGCTCTTTTTCTTCTTGCCATAAGTGTTTAAAGTTTTTTTACAGTTGAACCGGGAGCCTTGCTAGCTTTTTCCAAAACCGAGTTCCAAGAGGGGTGTTTTTGTGTTAATTTATCCCTCCAATCAGATGCCTCTCCAACATTCATTTGTGTTGGTATAAGAGGTTTCATATGAGGATTTTCTTTGAGATATGGGTCTTTTTCTGCCATAAGCATCCATTTCTCAAAGATTTCACCTGTTTCTGTATTCTCAAATCTGTAAGTTGGGCACATAAGGTATAATAATTTACAAAATATTTAGGGGGCAAGGCGAGCTTTATGTAACCTGCGATCCTCATAATAACTGAAGATTTCAGGAACCCATTCTCTCATTACTGGCACCATCGCTTCACATAATGCCTGAATCTCTACTTGAGCATCAAGTTTAGCACGAAGGTCTAGAAAGTGAAGTGCGGCACGGAGAGAGAACGAAACTACAAAGTTCTGGCGAATGTTTTGAGGAAGATAATCACGAAGATGTTCCTCTGCCATACCACGCTTCTCATAACCCTCTGCATACCTCTCAGATGCCGCCAGACAGAACTTTAGTTGCCTTTCGTAGTCATCCTTCGTCCATTCGTACTTGTGCCCTTTACGGTCCAGATAGAGACCTTCTGGACGCACATAGAAAACCTCTTCGGGTTTCAGGTCGCCAGTCGCAACCTTCAATACACGACGACCAGTATAACGCTGAGACTGAACATCAAAAGAAACTCCAACACGGTGAGTTCTTGCCTGTACCATTACATTATGAACAAACCCAACACAATCCAAAGAAATGGCAGGATGTTCAAGTGGTCCCCAGTGCCCTCGTTCATTTGCAAGTAACTGTTCAATCACCCATTTACCACATTCCTTTTCCGCAGGAGGAAACTTGGTGTGAATAGGGTCTTCACTATAATCATTCTTACCTGCCTGATAAACAAGAGTTTGTGGAAGTTGTGTCTGACGAATCATCACAACTTGCATATAACGGTCAAGTTCTAAAAGGTCCTTTGCTTTAATTGGTTTCATTTTCCAAATCCTTTTGATGTTTTTGCTTCTAATTCCGCAAGTTCTTCTTTGATAACTCGCAATTGTGATTTCATTTGCTTGAGTTGTTCATCAGAATATAAGTGGTCTTGCTTAATCAATCTTTCCAACATTTTTATAAGTTTTTTTGCTCTTGCAGACATCAGTTAAAAAACCTCATCATAGTCAATTTCCTCTGGTTTAATGTCATCATACTTGTATTGTGGTATATCAGAATATATCTCTGCCTTGAGAGAATCTAAAAGCAGTTCCATATTCCGAATAATGAGTTTTAGTCTTTCAGTATCCATTTAGATTAATATTCTGAATTCATTATACAAAAAAAGAGAGGACTTGTCAATCCTCTCCTGAAAACCCTTTTTGGGTGAATTTTTTGGGGGATTTTTTTCCACCTTTCTAGGAAATCACTTTCGCTTTTTCTTTTCGGGTGCTCTGTACCCCCATATTCTAGGAGAAACTCTTCCGTATCCAAAGTCAATTTTTTGAACCGATCCGGGTCCGAACTTATCATAATACATATCAAATATTCTAACTCTGGTCCCACGACATAAGTCTACATGAGTCTCATCATTTACACGATACACAATTAGATAAGCATCATTTGGTAAAGAAGGATCTTTTACTTGAGCAAGAGTAGTGCGTTCAAAAAGAATTTCGCAACCGTAACGGGAGGAAGTTTCTTTTTTTTCTTCTGGAGTCCACTGCATAATTTCTTCCTCTACTACTACAGTTTTACTCACGAACGACCCCCCCATACAATTTCTGGGTA